TGCTCAATGGGTGAAGCTCGGTACCTGGTCGACGTACAACGGTGGACAGAGCATAAAGATCGAGATCGTTGGTACCGGCGGGTACAACGCCGACTTGGCGTCTGTCGGTCAGGTCACCATTCTCGCTCGCACCGGTAACAACACTGCCAACCCGAACATCGACGGGGTGTGGTGGGTCCACGGTGGCACTCCGATCGTCACATCTGTCAAAGTTAAGCAAGGAGCGACCTCCCTCGTCTGGGATGTCTACGCCAACTTGGCTGACTTCCCCGGCGCGTCTCACATCGCCGTCGAGACCGGCACGGGGGCTAATCCCGCCATCTGGACCCCCTCTGGGACTGCCACAACCGACCCTGGTTCAGGATCCTCAACGTTGCGGGTGCTGACACATCAGACCTCCCTCGACGGGGTGACGATCTCCGGCGCTCCGACGGCGGGCCAGGTACTCACTGCGTCTGCTGCCACAGCAGCGGCGTGGGCCAACCGGGCTGACGTGCAGATCTTCACTGGCAGCGGAACCTGGACAAAGCCAGCCGGGGTGTCGCTCGTCAGCATCGCCGTTCTTGGAGGTGGAGGAGGCGGCGGCTCCGGTGCTCGCGAGGCGACTAACACTGTCGCATCGGGCGGGGCAGGAGGAGGAGGCGGGGGCCTGACTTACAGGACCGTCCCGGCTTCGGTTCTTAGTGCGACCGAGACTGTAACGGTTGGTGCGGGCGGCGCGGGTGGCACTGCGATCACTGCTAACGCCACCAACGGCAACAACGGAGTCGCAGGCGGAAACAGTTCGTTCAAATCAACGTCATTCATGATCGCCAGTGGCGGTGCCCTGGGTGCTGGCGGATCCACTGGGGCGGCGACCGGCGGTGCGGGCGGTGCCAGTTCGTTCACGGGCGGAGCAGGAGCCTCTTCTTCGGCGACCGGGCTGATTGGATCGGATGCTGTCAGCACTACGGCAGGGGCCCCGGGCGGTGGCAGCGGCGGCGGCCTGACCTCAGGCAACGCGGCGTCTTCCGGCGGTGCTGGTGGAATCGTCTCAGCAGCGTCGGGCATGGCTGCGGGTACGGCCGGGACAGCGGGAGGGGGAGGTGGAGCGGGCACTGCGGCAGCCACTAACTCGGGGCTTCCGGGCACAGGAGGGGGAGGCGGGGCTTCTGCTTTGGCCGCAGCGGCGGGCACGGGCGGAGCGGGTGGCATCTACGGAGCAGGTGGCGGCGGTGGCGGAGGCTCCCGAAACGGAAACAACTCGGGAGCGGGTGGAGCAGGCGGCGGCGGGATCGTTATCGTCGTGAGTGTGTGAGCCATGCCGTATCCCAGTTCCACAATATTTCCCAGCTCCCAGATATTTCCCGGCATCGAGTCGTTCGCCCCGGCTGAGTTCGCAGGCGTTGCCGCGTCAGCGAACAACGCCAAAATCGCAATTTCCAACGGAACTGGGACCGGGGCCGCCGCAGCGGCAGCAAGTAACGCCGGTCTCAAGATCTCGCCAAATTCCTCAGCAGCTTCGGCGGCGGCCCTTCCTTCGGCACCTTCGTCAAGGGTAGGACCGGCTCCCTCAGTTGCTCCGGTCGCCGCTGCGGCTCGCGATACCGGGGGAGCTTCCCGGTTCACCTCCGGAGTAGCGACAGCTCTCGTCGTGGCATCTGGTCCGGGAGCCAGAGTCGCCTCGGCAGCGGCAGCATCGGGCGCTACTTCGTTGGCTGGCAACGTCTCAACGACTGTAGGGCCCGCGATCCTCCCCGCCACTTCGGCGAGTGTGGCTCAGAGTACGTCGGCCGCGTCTCAAGCTCATTCTCAGACAGCTACAGCTCTAGGTCAGTCTCTTTCATCGGATGAGATCCGTCCGCTGGCAGGGACCGGCTCAGCCACGGCAGTGGCGGCCCAGCCGACGGTACAGACGGCGGCTTTCACTAATGTCAATGCCGAAGTCGCGGTAGCGATCTTCTCCACTGGATCGCTCTCGGCGATGGTCAGCCCCACGTCCCAGGCCGCCACTGTCGTCTCCCCCTCTTTCAGTGCTTCCGGAGCGTCAGCGTTTCATTCCGAAGCGGCAACTTCCATCGGATCGGCTCAAGCTCCTGGAAGTTCGGTTCAGCCCGCTGCGACTGCGGCGTCCTTGACGGGAGCGGCTCCAAATGCACTGGTGAGTACCTCGGCGGCGACGAGTGCTCCTGCGGCGGTGGCTACAGCGGCTTCCCTGGCAAACAACGCTCCGGTCGCCGTTGCCAGCGGCTTGACTCTGATCACGGCTGCCAGTGCAGCTCACGATGCGAGTGTCACGACCAATACGGCCGTGAACGTCCCTGCCGAAGTCGCGGCGGCCTCTGCGGCTGCTCCAAACCCGGCGGCTCTTCTCTCCCCGGCGGCGGCACCAGCCACCTCTTTGGTCGCGACTCAGAACCCGGCTGGGGGGATCTCCTCCGGGCCAGGGGCGGCTGTAACGGCTGCGGCGGTTCAGGTCTCGTCTCCGACGGTTGGGGCGAACACTCTCCCGGCATCCGGGACCGGCCGTGCTTTTGACTCCTCTGCGGTGGCTCCTGCCACAGCCGCCATCATCGGAGTGACGGCGCACAATCCGTCGATCTGCACGAGCCCCCAGGTGAACGTTGCTTCGATCGCTGTCTACGCGTGGGGGCCAGATGTACCGAAGCGAGCGTCGGGTAAGCACACAGTGGTCTCAGGATCCTCGCATCAGCAAGTGAAGGTCACGACCGGGCCTCTGGTCACCATCACATCCTCCAGATCGGAAGTTTCATGAGCGCGTCCGAAGCCGAGGTGTCCGTCCTGGAACTCGACGTCGGGGACTCTCCGACGTTCACCGTGGCCGTAGATCCATTCGGCGGGGACACTTCTATGACGGCGGCGCTCGTCGACCCGGCTCTCAGTTCGACGACGTTCGCGATGATTTCCAATGCCGACAAGTCGGTCTGGACCGGCACCGGCCCGGAACTTCTGGTCCCCGGCGAGCACACCGCCCGATTCACGATCCTCGGAACGGGCCTCGGCACCAAGTACGCCACGGTCATCGCGGCGGTTCCACCACCAGCGACGGCCTCGATTCGTTACGTCCGACTGCTGATCGCCGACACCGACCCATCGAACCGGCTATTCCGAGTTGATCAAATTCAGGACTTTCTGGATCTTGAGGGTTCGTCGGTCAAGCTGGCGGCGGCCACCGCGCTGGAAACGATCGCCAGGTCCGAAGTCCTCATCTCTAAAGTGATCAGGACACAGGACCTCAACACCGACGGGGCGAAGGTCGGAGCCGAACTCAGAGCGTCGGCGGCCGAACTTCGGCGGCAGGTCTCCACCGCCGAAGGCGACGCCGACGCCGGATTCGACATCATCGACTTTCAGGATCCGTTCACCCGGTGCCGGGAATGGTGGCAGTGATGCCGCTCCCTGGAACGAAGGTCATTCACTCTCGATGGTCCGAGCACCATCTGCCGACCGCCGCCAGCACCATGACTTCGGAGTGCCAGATTTTCCGGGAGGCGGCCGAAGGGACATCACTTCCTGACGGGTCCTGGCAGCCACCGGCTCAGCAGACGATCTACACAGGTGCCTGTCGAATCGTCCGGATGACGTCGGAGGAGGACCACCCGGTTCAGGGAGAAAAGAGGCTGACCACCCGTCGCTATCTGGTTCAGGCGCTGATCTCCTCACCCGAGATCCTGACCGGAGACTCGATTCTGGTGACGGCCTCGAACGACCCGGTCATGACGGGCAGAAGGTTCCGCGTCGAGGGGATGGTCACGGGGAGCGAAGTGTGGTCACGGGACATGGTGGCAATCGAGTTCGAGGAGGGATCATGAGCGCTATCACTCAGCCGGATCTCCGGCGGCTGGCTCTCGGCCTCGCCGAGTTCGGCCCGGTCGCCCACGCTGCCACTCGTGCGATCGTCCGGGTCGCCGGACAGGCCACTTATACGAACGCCAAGGCGGCGGCCCCCGTCTTGACCGGGTACCTGAGGTCCACGGTGTTCGTCGAATACGACAGCGACGGCCTGGGGTTCAGCGCCGGAGCGACCGCCGATTACTTCGAGTTCGTTGAGAACGGCACCGCCACCCGAGCGCCGAACCCGTTCGTTCGACCGGCTTTCGAGCAAGCGGTTCAGATCAGCGAGTTCGCGATCAACACCATGCTGAGCAGACTTCTGTGACCGCTCCGGCTCCGGCCCGAACGCATACGGACGCCGCTGTTCAGGCGATCGAAGATCTGGTCACCGCTCGGGCGAGCACAGTTCTCGTCGGTCGGGGTCGTCCCCCTGTTGGATCCGGCTGGCAGGGGGAGCCGAAGGTTACGGAGTTCCGGCCCTATGTGATCATCTACCCTTCGCCAGGATCCCCGGACGGGTCCGTGGCCGAGCCTGCCGAATATCTCGATTACTCGGCGCAGGCGACGTGCGTCAGCGCTTCTTCCGAGGCCGCCGAATCGGTTGTCGACCTCGTCAAGGAGGCGTGGGTCAACACGTCGATCCCGGTAGCGGGGAGGTTCTGCTATCCGGGGATAGTTCTGGCCGAGGGGCAGATGACCCGGGACGACGCCGTGGCACCTCCGGTCCATTATGTGATCTTGCGCGTCGGCTGGAGAACTCAAGCGACATGATCGCTCCACGCGGGCGAATCCCGATCACCATCGTTTCAACTCAGGAGGGCCCGAAGTGACCGACTACGCACCCGACAGCATTCAGATTCTGGGGACCACCGCGTCCATCAGATCTGCGGCATCCGGAGACAAGCTGACCCAGGCCGGAGATCACAGCGCGCTCCGGGTGACCAACGGCTCCGGCGCGCCGATCACTCTGACGATCACTCCCCCCGGCACCACGCAGTACGGCGTGGCGAACCCGGCACAGGTGATCACAATTACCAACGCCACCTCGAAGTACATCCCGATTCCCGCGTCCTACGCCAACCCAGCCGACGCGGGAAAGGTGGCTCTGACCTGGTCGGCTACGGCCACCATCACCTTTGAGTACATCCGGAGCTGACCATGCCCGTGCCACTGATCATGTGCCGCCTCAAGGACGATCATTCAACGGTCGCAAAGATCGGCAAGTCCGCGCTGGTCTACTTCCCCGACTGGGAGCCCGTTCCGGACGATCACCTTCGGGAGATCGAGGCTCGGAACAACATGGCCGCCCTCCCGGACCCTGAGCCGGAAGCCAAGCCCGCCCGGAAGACTCCGGCGGTCAAGAAGGCGGCAGAGCCCGCCGCGAAGGATAAGGAGTAGATCATGGCCGACCTTCTCGGTGATGGCAATGTCAAGGTCACCTATGTGATCACCCTCTCGTCGATCACCGCGCCGACCGCCGCTCAGCTCAACGCCGGTGTCGACCTTCAGACGGTCCTGACCAAGGAGGGACTCGACATCGCTCCGGAGCAGACCGCTGTCGACAACACGAACCTCTCTTCGACCTCGGAGACGGAGCGCGCCGGTACGACCAAATACACGATCAACCTGACGGTCAAGCGGGCGACGACCTCCCTTCTCGACATCGGGTACAACACCCTGGTCGAGAACCAGGACGGATACCTGGCCGTCCGCCGGAACCTGGATCACTCCACGGCGTGGGCGGCGGGCCAGGCGGCGGAGATCTACCCCGTTCAGTGCGGTGTCCAGAAGGACCAGCCGCCGAAGTTGAACGAACCGCAGACCTTCATGAGCCAGCTCTTCAATCACACTGCGCCGGAAACCCGGGCCACCGTCGCGTGACCGGATCCACCGAAGGCGAATCACAGAGAGCGGATGATCTCATCAGGAGCGTGCGCCCCTCGGAGGCGCACGTTCCTCTCTGTCTTCGCGGGGACCTTCTCGCCGCCAAAGATGATCTCGAACGCCGTCTCCACGAAGCGCATCAACTTGACCAGGAGAATTCTCTGGCGTCCGGGGGATCCGCTCGGAGGGTCGCCGACGAACTTGAACGGGTACTGGCCGAGATTGAGCAGAACACGCACTCGTTTCGATTCCGGGCCCTGCCGAGGCCGGAGTTCCGTGATCTACAGGAGGCGCATCCGCCTCGCCCGGACAACGACATAGATCGGGCGATCGGCGGCAACATGGAGACCTTCACGGCTCCGCTGATCCAGGCGTGCTGCGTCGATCCCGTGATGAGCCTGGATCAGGTTCGATCCTTGATCGACGTCCTGTCCGAGGGTCAGGTCATGGATCTGTTCGGTTGCGCTCTCGCGTTGAACAGGAGCCGCGTCGACCTCCCAAAATTCGAGACAGCATCCGGAATTCTGGCCAGGCTCGCGCCGAGATCGAAGCCGCCAGGGCATGGGGGATCTCCCGCAAGCGACTCCTCGGCTGGGAGCCTCGCACGGTAACGACCTACACCTACGATGATCACGGTCGACTCATCGAGTCGGTAACGGTCACCGAGGTCGAATGGGACGAGACCGAACGTGCCTGGGCGATGCTGTTGAGCGACATAGAGGCGGACGTCTGTAGAGGATGCGGTCAGCCGCTCTCAGAGACGTTGACCCTTGAGGCCTACGAGGGGTATGAAGCGGGACCTCCCGCAGTCTGTCAGGGCTGTAAGGCGCTGCACAGACGCCAACGGGAGTACGACGAGGACAAGGACATTCACGCCCTGCGGTTCTCGGTCAACCGGACGTGGAAGGAAGAGGAGAACCTTGGACATTGAGCAGATCATCGCCTCGGCCCGGCGACCCGAGACCACCGTCCCCCTGTGCATGCGGGGGGACCTTCAGGCTGTCTGGGAGCAACTCGACCGCGACTTCGACGCGGCCGACAAAGAGATCACCGACGAGGTCACCAGCGGAGGGAGTCCTCTTCTGGCGGTGAAGATTGCCAAGCAGATGGCCGAGGTCGAACGGGAGATGCGGGACAGCACCCGGATCTTCACCCTTCGTGGGCTCTCCCGGGCTCAGTGGAAAACGATCGTCGAAGAGAACCCGCCGATCGAAGGAGTCGATGAGGAAGGGGCCGAAGTCAACGAAGAGGAGTTCGTCACCTCGATGATCGCTCAGTGTTGCGTCGACCCCGTCATGACCCCCGAGCAGGCCGCCCGCCTTCGCGATTCGGCGCTGACCGACGGTCAGTGGCAGGAACTCGCCACCGCCGCCTGGGCACTGAACAAGAGCACTCTGACGGTCCCCTACTCCCTTGCGGCGTCCGCTCGCCTCGCCATTTCTGGAACGGAAAAGTAGGCCGTGGCTCTGATCCCGCATGGCGTCTCTGTCCGGTTCTCCGCCCTCATGGGCGGGTTCACCGGGCCTCTCGCCGCTGCGGGCGGAGCCGTCAACCGGTTCGGCCGAACCATTGACGATTCAACCGGAAGGCAACGACGGGCCTTTAACCGGTTGGGGCAGGTCGGCAATGTCGCGGGGCTGGCCATGGTCGCCGGGTTCGGGCTGGCGGTTAAGGCTGCGGCGGACTTTGACAAGTCCATGAGCAAGGTGGCCGCCGTATCCGGAGCGTCCGGCAAGGAACTCGGGGCACTTCGGAAAGCGGCGATCGACGCCGGACGGGATACGAAGTTCAGCGCTGTTCAAGCCGCCGACGCGGTATCGGAACTGACCAAGGCCGGAATCAAGACCTCCGACATCCTCGGCGGAGCCCTCAAGGGATCTCTGGCCCTCGCGGCGGCCGGTGAGCTGGAGTTCGCCGACGCGGCCACGGTCTCTGCTCAGGCTATGAACATCTTCGGCCTCAAGGGCAAGGACGTCACGCACGTCGCCGACGTGCTGGCCGCCGGTGCCAACAAATCGGCCGCCGACGTCAAGGGCCTGGCCTGGTCACTGAAGATGGGCGGTCAGGTCGCCGCTCAGACGGGTCTTTCCCTGGAATCCACCGTCGGGGTCCTGTCGGCCTTCGCCGACAACGCCCTGATCGGCAGCGACGCGGGTACATCCCTCAAGGTCATGCTCCAGCACCTGGCCAACCCGTCGGAGAAGGCCTCAGGGCTGATGCGCGACCTGGGTCTTGAGGTTTACGACGCCAACGGGAATTTCGTCGGCATGGACAAGCTGGCGAACAACCTTCAGGTGTCCCTCGGTGGGCTGACCCAGGAGCAGCGGGACCAGGCCATGGCGACGATCTTCGGGTCCGACGCCGTTCGTGGCGCTAACGTCCTCTACAAGATCGGGGCGAACGGGGTCAAGCAGTACACAACCGCTGTCAACGACAACGGGGCGGCGGCCAGGGTCGCCGCGAAGATGATGGACAACATGTCCGGGGACCTGGAAAAGCTCAAGGGGAGCCTGGAGACGGCGCTGATCCAATCGGGATCGGCTGCGAACGGGGTTCTCCGGCAAATGATCCAGTCGGTGACCGCCGTGGTCGGCGCGTTCTCCTCCATGCCCCAGGCGCTTCAGTCCGGAACGGTGATGTTCGTCGGCATCACCGGGGCGGTCATTCTCCTTGCCAAGGGGATGATCTTCATGGTGACCACGGCCAAGGACGCCAAGCTCGCGCTTGAGGCGCTCGGGATCACCGGGCCCCGGATCGCGGCGGCCATGGCTGCGATCAGATCCGCGATGGGGTCGGCCGCGCTGTTCATGACAGGTCCCTGGGGGATCGCCATCGGCACCGCCGTCGCCGCGATCAGCATTCTTGTTCTCTGGAAGCAGAAGGCCGTCAAGGCCACCGACGACTATGTGGCCGCGATCAAGGCCGACTCCGGAGCACTCGCCGAGAACACCCGGCAGGCCATCGCCAACAAGCTGGAAAAAGACGGCATGCTGGAGATGGCCAAGGCCCTGGGTATCGCCGAGGGTCAGCTGACCGACGCTGTCATGGGCAACAAGGACGCCATGAGTCAGGTCAATGCGGTCCTTGACGCCAGCATTAAGGCTTACAAGGACAAGCACCCGGCCAACGATCAAGAGATGAAGGACATTCAGCTTCACGTCCTTGGCGCGCAGACCCTGAAGACGGCGATCAACGATCAGAACGGGTCACTGAACAAGAGTGTCGAGTCGTACAAACGAGTGCAGGCCGCCACGGCGGGGGCCGGATCGGAGACCAAGAACCTGACGGCCGCTCAAGTCGCCGCCGCCGCCAAGGCAGGTGTTCAGACCAGCGCTGAGCAGAAGCTGATCGACGTCATGAACGACGCCAAGTCGACGTCGAAAGAACTCAAGGACGCATTCAACGAACTCGCGGGTGGGAATATCGCCGCCGCGAAAGCGGCCATCCAACAACGGCAGGCGCTCAAGGACGCTGCCGACGCGTCCGATCACAAGCGGGGCCTCAACGATAAGGAGACTCTGTCCCTGATCTCGCTGGCGGAGAACAACCAGGACGTCATCGTCAGCATGAAAGACGCCGGGGCGACCGGCGACCAGTTGATCGACAAGCAGCACCAGCTCACCGCCTCGTTCATCAAAGAGGCCATCAGCATGGGGGCCACCCGGGACAAGGCCACCGAGATGGCCCGGAGCTTCGGCCTGTTCATGAAGGTCGCCGAGGCCACCTCGGTCAGCATCAGTGAATGGATCTTCAAAGTCGGCGGTGCCGCCAACGCCGCGAAGAACCTCGCGCTGCGAACCGGCGGTGACGCCAAGAGCGCCCAAGACGCCTTCCGGGCCTCCGTTCAGCGGAGCCTCCCGGTTCTGTACGCGATGGCCGGAAGCAATCAGCGCCTGAGAGGGCAGGTCGACGCGCTGGCCCGGTCGGCCGGAATCGCCACCGGCAAAATGGATACGAGCCGACGAGCGTTCCTGGCCGCTGCGAGTTCCATGAACATCGGGTCCAAGGAAGCCGCGAAGCTGTGGTCGAAACTACAGGCTCTGAAGTCCAGGAGTATCAAGGTCAACGTCGACGCCAAGGGCGAATGGCAGATCGGCGGATCCCCTGCCAGTCGGAGATCGTCCTTCGCCACGGGCGGCCGGGTTCCGATGGTCAGCGGGGGGAGCCGGAACTATGACTCGGTGGACGCCAAACTCCGAGTCGACGAGCACGTTCTGACCCCCGAGGAAGTCGACGCGATGGGCGGTCACGCCGCCGTGTACCGGCTCAGGAAGGCGGCGCTTCGCGGGGAGATCCAGGGTCTCGCCAACGGCGGCCGAGTCGGTACGGCCAGCCTGGGGACGTCGGGGGCAGCGTCACGGGTCATGGCTCCGATCGCCAGCGGGTATCAGTCGATGCTCCGGACGATGACGGAGGCGATGGCCAAGGAGATCAAGAAGGCGATGTCGGGCGGCAGCATTGTCGCGGCGGCCCGTCGCTGGATCGGAACCCCGTACTCGTGGGGTGGCGGCGGCATCGGGGGCCCGTCCTACGGCATCGGCCGGGGGGCCGGGACCTATGGTTTCGACTGCTCCGGCCTGACCGAATACGCTTGGTGGAAGGGCCGTCACATCGACATCGGCGGAACGACCTCCCCGCAGTCGGCCGGGTCTCATGCCATCTCCGGCCCTCGACCGGGAGCCCTCGGGTTCGTCGGGAACCCAATTCACCATGTCATGCTCGGATCCGATCGCCCCGGATACGTGATTCAGGCCCCGTTCACCGGGTCGTTCGTTCAAGAGGTCCAGAGATCATCGAGCAACTGGCGCTGGCCGAACGCGGCGGGAAAGGCCCGTGGCGGTCCCGTTACCCGCGAAGAGATGATCGCTGGTCGCAAGTTCATCTCGGGCTCGGACGATGACGCGGCGATGTACGGGCTCGCCGGGGATCCGGGGATGATCCGGAACTACGCCGAGGGGGGATGGATTCTCGGCCCGGCCGGAGGGGACCGGGTTCTCCTCCGGGGGACGGCCGGGGAGTTCGTGGTCAAGAGGAGTGTGGCGAAGAAGAACAAGAACCTTCTCGACGCTCTGAATGTGGGCAGGCTGACCGTCACCAAGCCCAAGCCTCCGTCGGCCGACGAGCTGGCGATCAAGCATTACTCCTCCGACCCGTCCCACCTGAACATCGGCGGCGGGAACTTCAGTCAGCCGAGCAAGCCGAGAAAGACACCGAGTGTTTCACCTGGGAACACGGACGAGGTGATCAGGCTCGGCGGGGACCAGCTTTTCCGGGACGAGGGGGACGCGCTCAACATCTCTCATCCGGCTAAGAAGAAAAAGAGGAAAGCGACGTCGGCATCCGGATCTGGCGGATCAGGTTCTTCGGATGTGAACTTCTCGGAGTTCATCGCCTCCTTGGCCGCCTCGTCCCGGAGCGCCAAGGACTTCGGGATCTCGCTCGGCATGGCAAGGAACTGGGTCTCCGCGTTTCAGACGAGTGTCGCCAACGCCACCCGCCGAGTCGACGCGTCCAGTGGTGGAGGAGGCGGCTCGAACCTGTACGTGACCTTGGAGAACAACGGGGTCATCGGGTCCAAGGCTGAGATGGAGAAGTGGCTGACGGATTCACTGGAGCAGCTTCGGCGCAAGGGCAAGCTCTGACAGGGAGGGCGCATGGTCGCGACGTACACGGTGGCGGTGAGCTGGCGGGGGAACTACCAGTTCACGGACGCGGGGGACCTCGTCGATGTACGACCGGAAGTGTCGATCTCCTACGGCCGGGACCAGACGAGATCACTGTCCCCGATCTCCATGGGATCGGCGTCCTTCGAACTGAACAACCTCAATCGGGACTACAGTCCTGACAACTCCTCGTCGCCACTGGCCGGGTTCATCGCCCCCGCCCGGCCGGTGAAGATCGAGGCGGTTCTGAACGGGTCCCCCTTCGTTCTCTTCCGGGGTCACATCGACGAGTACAACGTCAACCCCTCGCCCAAGGAACGCCGGGTCGACATCACCGCGTTGGACGCCCTGGCGAAGCTTCGGGAGGCGAGAGGGACCACCAGCCTGCATCCGGCGCTGAGGGCCGGAGAGGCCATCGGGAAGATCCTCGATTCGATCGGCTGGCCGACCGCAGACCGGGATATCGACGTCGGGGCCACCACGGTTCGCTGGTGGTGCATCGACGACGACGAGGCGTGGCAGTCCATTCTCGACCTCGTCGCCGCCGAGGGGCCTCCTTCTCTAGTCACCGTGGACACCACGGGCAGGATCGTCTTTCGCGATCGTCACCATCGGTTGCTGAGAACCGCGTCGAACACCAGCCAGGTGACGTTCCGGGACACCGGGACGGAACCTCTGTTCTCGGCTCCGATGGAGTATGACCAGGGCTGGCGGGACGTTTACAACGATGTGGCCATCTCCGTGGACGAGAGGAACCCCGAGCCGGAGCTGACCGCCATCTGGTCGTCGGACCTGTCGTACTCGATTCCCTCCGGAACGACATACACGATCACCGCCCGGACCTCCGACCCGTTCACGGGAGCGATCGCCCCGGTGAACGGGACGGACTATCAGCTTCGAGCCGGGTCGGCGTCGATCACTCTTTCCCGGACTTCTGGTAAGTCCACGACGATCTCTATCGTGGCCTCGGGTGACACGGTGATCGACGATCTTCAGGTTCGGGGATACGCCGTTCCGGTGTCCCGGTCGGTGCAGATATCCAAGAGCGAACCGACCTCGATCGCCACCTACGGTCTGAAGACCTGGCCGGACTCCCTCCAATTGGCGTGCCTCGAAGACGCCCGAGCCATCGGCGACATCGTTCTGTCCTATCGTTCGGAGCGTCTCCCGATCGTCACTCTGACCGTGATCGGAGATCGGGACTCCCGGCTCGGCCAGTGTCTCGGCCGGAACCTGTCGGACCGGGCAACGGTGGTCGATGGGGAGACCGGGCTGAACCGGGATTTCTTCATCGAGAAGATCACTCACCGGATCCCTCTCGGTGGCCTGTTCCACGTCACAACATTCGGCTGCGAAGCCGTCCCGGCACCGGGGACGTCGCCGTTCACCTTCGACGACGCCACCAACGGCAAGTTCGGCACCGGCCGGTTCGCCACGCTCCCCCTCGACGAGGCTACGGGGATCTTCATCTTCGATCACGCCACACAGGGGAAATTCGGTACCGGGAAGTTCGCCACCTAGGAGGTATCGCATGCCAGGAGAAATCGCCCGCCAGGGTGGCATCGTTCATGATCACAAGGCTCAGCAACTGGCCGACGCTCTCACCCGGGACCTGGAGTTGAGAGGCAAGACAGGCCAACTGGTCGTGTGGAGCAGCACGTTCGCCCGCGCCTACATCTACGCGGGCGAGTGGGTCGCCGACTGCCCGCAGCGGTGCGGGAACGTTGAACTTCTCACCGTCAAAAGAGACCAGGACCGGAGCCGGGCCGGATCGAAAGGCACCCGGAAGGAGTCCTTCCTGTGCTCCTACTGCCACATGATGGCGACGTCGATTCACTGGCCGGAGAACGCCGACGAAATCATGGAGATCCTCGACCGGCGACCGGTTCCGCACACCCGGAACTGGTATCCCGAAGGACACATCACCGCTCTGTCCTTCGGGATCAAGGACGGTGAGACCGTTGAGGAACTCCTGGCGGAGAACGCCGAACACGGGATCGCCTGATGGCCTGGACAGCGCCCATGACAGCGGTCGCCAACACCGCTTTCACGGCCGCTCAGTTCAACACCTACGTGCGCGACAACCTCAACACGACCGCTCCGGCCGTGGCTACGGCGGCCGGTCGATTGATCGTGACCACTGGGTTGAACTCGATTACGGAGAGGGTGCCCAGCGTCGGCTTTCTCGCGACCAGCCAGGGAACCGCGACCACGACTTATACCGATCTGGCGACCGTGGGACCATCCACGACGGTGACCTGTGGCGTCAAGGCCATGGTGATCATCAGTTGCGGTATCAGCAACACCACGGCGGGATCCGGCGGCCGGGCGGCCGTCGATGTCACCGGGGCCACCACCTCGGCGGCCTCCGACACGAACTCCGTCCTGGCCGAGTCGGGTAACGCCTCCGACGCTTTCAAGCTGTCCTGGGTGACGATCTACAGCCCGATCACGGCGGGCAGTTCGACGTTCACCATGAAGTACCGGTGCGTTGGTGCGGCCACGGCCAACTTCTCGGATCGCCTTGTCGCCGTCGTCCCGTTCTAAGGAGACTGATCTTGGCCTGGTCGGCTCCCATGACTGCGGTGACGGGGAACGTGTTCACCGCCGCCCAGTTCAACCAGCACGTTCGGGACAACCTGAACACCACGGCTCCGGCGATGGCCACGACAGCCGGGGGGATCATCGTCACCACCGGGGCCAACGTCGTCATCCAACGGAATTCGGAAGTGGCGTTCGTCGCCGCCGACGAGGCGACCGCAACGACGACCTATGTGGACCTGTCCACTCTGGGCCCGGCGGTGACCGTCACCTCGGGGACCAAGGCCCTGGTCACTGTGGGCGGCGGCGCGTCCAACAGTATCGCGGGTCTGGCAAGCCGGATCGCCGCAACGATCAGCGGGGCCTCGTCGATCGCCGCCAACGACTCCGACAGCTACCTAATCGAGTCGGGGAACATCAGTGACCACTTTCAGGGAACGTGGACGTACGTCACGACCGCCTTGACCTCGGGGTCGAACACCTTTACGAACAAGTACAGGACCTCGGCCGGTGGTGGCACATCGAACTTCGACAACCGGCTGATCTCCGTCACTCCGTTCTGAGTGATCGGGGAGCTACGCTGAATCCGATGTCCCAGTGAAGGAAAGAGAGAGAATGCCCAAGATCACTGATTTCCCGGCCGCGTTGCTCTACGCGCTGAACACGGCCGTCGCCCTCGCGGTGTCGTTCGGATTGAACTGGTCGCCCGACCAGGTGGCCGCCGTTTCGACGATCGCCACCGCCGTACTCGCCGGGGCCGCCGCCCTGATGGTCCGGCCGATGGCGATCGGCATGTTCGGTGCCGCCGCCGCCACGGCTCTCACCGCCGCCGCCGCGTTCGGCTTCGACTGGACCCCCGATCAGATCGGCTTGACCGTCGCCATGATCTCCATCGTCCTCGGGTTCCTGACCCATCAGAGCGTCTCGCCTCCCGGCGGCGACCTGGACAAGCCCGTCACCCCGAGTTCAGTCAACGCGTGAGGTAAGATCTTCACCGACTGGACCGCTGCCTGAGAGAGCCTCACCTCCATTGGGGGTGAGGCTCTTTTGGTTTGAGACGTTATACATCCAACGCTGGGAGCACCCCATCGAGCTTGATCGTCGGGCTTACGTGATCATGCCTTTGACCTGCGGAAACGGTCCGCAGCCGAGTCGAATGGGAGTGTGCCTGGGAAGCCTTCGGGGGCGGTAGGAGCCGTCTCAGCCACTCCCAGGGGGTGTTGGCTCTTCGTGCTGAGCCGCCCTCGATATAGCCACGGATGTATAAATATGCGTTACCGCAGGTAGACGGCCGCAGCCAATCCCGAGGCCATCGAGATCCAGATGATGATCGGCTCGGCCTTGCTCTTGCCCGTGGTGATCGTGAACGGGGCTCTCAACCGGCACCACCGCTGGCCTCTGATCTTGATCGGCCAGAGGAACGGCACTCCGGCCTTGGTCAGCGAGTCGGCTCCAATGTGAGTCAGGACCCCTGCTGAGACCAGAGCCCCGAGCATGATCGGGGTCACCGGCAGAAGCCAGGCCCCGAGCCCGGAGACGAGCGTTCGTACCGGCCACTTGTCGATCTTGTTCGACCCGGGCAACGCCTGGGTCATCCCCCGGATGGCGAAGCTGATCAACGAGAAGACGATCATCATTTGCACCGGCCAGAAGGCCGATGCTCCATACGTGATAACCCCCGTTATCAGAGCGAAGATCCCCGTATGAGTCAGATAGCGGTGCCCGCCCGGATCATGCTGGGGGAGGTGACTCCTCTCCCACGCCGTCCGAGTGGTGCGATAAGCAATCTTGGAAACCCTGACGATCACCTTCGACGGGATCTTGGTGAACGGCCCGTGCGACAGAGTCGCGCAGGAATTTCCGTGATCGAGGTCGGAGGCCAGAGCCGCCCCCGCACAGAGGACGGCTCCGGATGCCATCTCGACCGGCGATCCGCCGAGGAGACCGACGAGCGCGACCCCGACGGGAATCCCGGTGGCGGCGTGGGTCGAGCCCATCATGATCGATCTCCCCGATGGAACCGGCGAAACCAGGAGTACCGGCCGTCCGGGATCGGACGGCAATCCCCGCCGCAGTCGGGGCAGACGCACCATCTGTCGTTTGGCCTCCCCCTCCGACAGTGCAACCAGTCGACGCAGCAGGCCCCGACGCACTGACAGTTACCACCGGCGTCAAGGTGGGGCTGGGCCCCGCTGTGTTCGGGATCCTGTCTCATCACGCCACTCCCAGTTCGTAGGTTCCCTTTTTGACACTGACGATCCGGCCGTCGGCCTGAAGTTCGTTCAAGCACTCGAAGAACCAGGATTCGCTGGTGAAGCCCATCGCCCGGCACATGTCGAGGAGACCGGCCGTGTCCTTGGTGCCGGTGGCGATCCCCTCGAAGATCACTCTCTTGGCACCGTCGAGTCCATGAACGGTCGGCACTTTGATGTACTCGCCCTCGAAGTCGGCGAGGTCCGGCATGACCGGCCCCGAGGAAACCGGCTGAGGCTTCGGCAGGGCCACCGGGATTCCCGCCTCCAGCATCCGGAGTTCCGCCTCCATCTTCTCCCTCGACTCCTGAAGTGACCTGTGCCGGTTGCTGAAAGCCCCGTCCGTCTCGTTGTCCAGGGCCCCGATCGCCAGCGCGTCAAGCTGCGGTTGCTTCGCCGCCGCAGTTTCGATCATCGACATCCGAACGGCGTCCTTGGCGTAAGGGCCTCGGAACGGAGCAGATCGGTTGTACCGGCTGTCCGTCGCCCGGATCACGCCGTACCCGGCGATCTGCGGAAGCCTGGACGGGTCGAAGGTGGTGCCGGGGATCAGCGACGCCTGGTTCCGGCCGATCCGGAGGATCGCCGAGTTCGCGGTCTCCAGCGACTGGCGAAGCGAGTCCTCGCCGCCGAAGCTGTCGAGGCCGTAGATCTGCGAAGCGGCGACGACGGCGACGCCGACCTTGCGGCCGACCCGGGCCACCAGCCCCCAGTCTTGGGCGTTCTTGGCGGTGAACACCATGTGACACTCGTCGATGATCACCAGAACCGCCGGTCGGGTCGGGGTCGGGGTGAACCCCGAGACGTCGAGCCGGACGGAGTTCTCCATGGCCCGGAACCGGACCAGGGATTTCAGCCCGACCAGAACGTCCTCCTGCTGGTCCGGGTCGCTGCCGACCGACCACATGGCGTGCTTGAACAGGCCGGGCGAGGAACCTCCGTCCTGAGGGTCGATGTAGATCAGGTCGATGAGGCCGGTGTCCATGAAGGAGATCGCCATGGCGTCGACAAGAGCCGACTTCCCGGACCCCTGAGCCCCGCAGACGAACCCTCCCCAGAAGCTGTTCTCAGAGAACAGCCGCCATGGTGCCTGGCCGATGCCGTCGGCGAAGGGGCCCATATCGACGATCAGGTCACCGCCGTTCCACCGCCAGCGAGGGCCTTCGAGCGGGACCACATTACGGATGGGGCTCTTGGTGATCACCTGGAATTTCAGGATCGCCGGGTCCGGGTCAGGGTTCTCATCGGTCGGCGGCATGTCCTCGACGAGCAGGTTTCGCTGGGGGATGCCGAGGGCCGTGGCGATCAGCGGCATGACGTTCATGACCGTTTCGAGGGTCTGCTTCCCCGGCACGATGTGAAGCGCGTACGCCTGCCCGGCCGGGTGCTCTGAGCGATCGCGAAGCCGGGCCCCGGTCAGCGCACCGCCGGAGTGGGCGACCTTGGCGTCCCACTTCTCAACGATCGAATCGGAGTCGATCATCTCTTCGATCTGGTCGACGATCTCTTCCAGTTCTTCCTTTACCGCCTCGACGATCGCCTCGCCCGGGTAGCCCATCCGGTGCAGGTTCCACCACCGGGCTGACAGGAGATACAGCCCGGTCAGCCCGGCGACCATCAGTTCGGGAGCGGACCCGACTCCGAGCATCACGGCTGCGGCGAACCACACCCAGGCCGCGATGCCACAGAGAACGGTGTGTGCCGGGTTCTCGCGCGCCCACCTGACCACAGCCCCGGCGAAGGACACGTCGAGGGCCTTCTTCGTGTAGAGCCCGGCGACGACCGCCGCGTCCGCCAGCCCGCCGATGATCAGCGACGCGGGTTCGTGCATCGGGATGCCGAGCAGGGCGAAACCAGCGACGGCCGACCCGATGGCCCAAGGAGTGAGCTGATCGGCCTGCCGCTTGTGAATGGCCGACGCGTCGGCATCGCGGAGCATGGTGAACGTGTCCCTCGCCGTGTCGACGAGGTTCCGGACCTCGGGCTCCTTCTTCGCCGGAGCCGCCCCCTTGGCAGGCGGTGATTTACCGACGATCTTCTTGGTCTTTTCCATCAGGCTCATATCGGTTCCTCATCTTGATCATTTCATCGTTCCGAGTACAGCTGATCATCCAGAGCCGGGAACGGGCCCTCGTCCGCTCTCGACTCTGAACGATCAGTTGGTGGTGTAGGTCTTGCCACCGGCCTGGTTGCCGGTCGCGGCGTAGGCTTCGCCGATCAGCCGCTTGTCGTTGACCAGAACGGCGTTCACCTGGAGGTACATCTCCCTCATCTGCTGATGAGCCTCCTGGATCCGCCGGATCAGAGCGAGCCTGGCCGGGCCATTGTCGCCCTGGAACATGGTGGCCCCGACGATTTCCGCGTGGGCCGAGGCCCGGGTCTGGGCGTCCGCCATCTGAGCCGTCCAGTCGATGTGGGAGGTGATCCCGCCCTCGACTGCCTGTACTTCGGTCATGGTCATTCCTTTCAACGGTCTTGCTTCGGGGACCGGCTGTCCCTCTGTCATGTCCGGCACCGCGTAGATCTGCGGCTTCCCGTATACGGACCACTCGTCGTCTTCGGCTCGCCCCCCGCCGAGAATCTGGAGACGGGGGGTCCCCTCCTGTTCGACGATGTCCGCGTCGATGATCACTTTCTTGTCTTCCGGCTGCTCAGCCTCGGCACCGCCCGGTTCGACGGTGCCGATCACGACCTCGTCGACCGGCGGAGCCGGTTCCGCCGTCGGCGCTTGTTCTTCGGGCAGGTCCCCGACTCCATCGACCGGCGGGACTTCATCCACTTCGTCGACCTCGACTCCATCGACCGGCGGGACTTCGCCGACTTCGGGCCGCCGACGGTGGTTTTCCTCCTCTTCCCGACGCTGCCTTTCCTGGTTGATCTTTTCGTTCATCCCGTCGATCAGGGCTTGACGCTCAGCCTTCCGACGCTGTCGTTCCTGCTCTTTCTCTTCTTTGCTCTCCAGTCGCCTGCGATTCTTGGCCTCGTCGATGTCCTCGATCGCGTCCGCCCACCAGGCTTTAAAGGCCCTGATAAGCGGACCGTCTTCCTTGTTCTCCCCCTTGGCGTCTCGGTAGGTCTTGGACGGGGGCTGGTTGCCCGTGATCATTGAGGTGACGTCGACCGTGCCGTTCACGATCCACCTCGCGATGATCAGAGCCAGCACCAGTTCCATGGCTTCCTCACTTCGTCCGCGTGACCGCAGTGTTGGCCTGGTTGCCCACCTGGTCGATCAGGTTGGATACCTTCACGAAGAGCGGCAGTCCCGAGGACACCAGAAGAACCGGCAGCATGAACGCCACCCAGCAGGTCTTCGGGTGCTTGTCCTTGTTCTTGAGCTGGGAGAACACCCAGTATCCCGACAGGGCTGCGAGAACCGTGGCCAGGCTGATCCCGGCGATCATCCCACCCAGGGAGGCCAGGCTGGAGCCGACCCACGGGCCGATGACCGGGGAGAGAGACCCCCCGGCGATCAGGAACATGACGGTGAGACCCCGGCCGTGCTTCTTGAGCAGGTACATGCCGATGCCGATGCCGAGTGCGACGCACCCGATTGCCGAATATTGCATGATCTTGCTTCCTCTCTTTCCTAAGTCCAGAAGATCAGGCCGTAGGTGAACCCGATCATGAGCGCCCACGTGATCCACGAGGGCAGGTAGTCGTACAGAATGATCAACACCAGATAGACGCAGACGGCTCCGACGGTGATCATCAGAACCACCAGATCCAGTTCAGCCACCACGCGACGGCCGAATACAGGATGATCGCGCAGAGCCGACGAGAGAACCGCTCGGCGATCCACGCCAGCGAGTAGAACAGCGCCACCAGCGGGACACCGAACAGGACCGCGTCGATCCGTCCCGCGAGCCGCCACGGGCCGGTCTTAGGCCCCCAGTCGCCGTACCAGGCATGAGCGATCACTTGGAGTAGCGACGGTCGGTTTTGGCTCCAGATGTCCGGCGGGATCCAGGTAGCCCTCAGACGAGCCTTAGAAGCCGCCAGGCGGTCCGTAGCCGTCTCCGGAACTCCGGTAACTCCGGTCGGAACCAGGTCCTTAGAAGGCGTTTCAGCCTTGATCGCCTGCTCAGGGCACTCTGGGTGTCCTTCCTCTGGCGCTCCGGAGTTACCGGAGTTACCGGAGTTGGCCTGCCGAGGGATCTCGATCTTGGTCCATTCAACATCATTTTGGACGGTCATTCTTTCCTCACTCTCCGTTCATATCTTGGTCCGTAATTCCGATCTTCGTTCTAGATCGCGTAGATCTCCCAGTCGTCCACCTTGCGGAACCGTCCCGGGGTGGGACGCTCCCAGTCCCGGCCGGAGGATCCCTCTCGCTGTCCCGTGTGGGACGGCTTCTCTGTCCCACGTCGGTGACACAGATCCCGGCTGGGACACTCGCTGTCCCACGAATCAGTTCGGGATCGCGTGGGACAGGTGTCCCAGGGACACTCGCCGTGGGACGCGCCGTCCTGGGAAACCTGCTGTCCCACAGAGGAGTCGTCCCATGGGACACCTGCTGTCCCGGATGGGAGGGACAGCATGTCCCAGTTGGCGGTGTCCCACGGGACACCGGTGAAATACTCCCGTGTCCCGGGACGCGCTGTCCCGTGGGACAGGCAAAAGTCGATCAGCCGTCCCTCTGTCCCGTTGGCGTCCCACACCTCGGCAGTCCAGGTCTGAACGATCCTCCGTCCGAACCTGGCGGCCTCGGACTTGTGCCGGGCGATCCTCTTGCCAGCGTTCGAGGCCTGGCCGACCTTGACGGACAGGTCATCGAACTGGATCGCGTAGACGTACCCCATCAGGACTGCACCTCGTCGAGGTAGGTCTTGAGAACCCGTCCCACGGTTGTCTTGGACGCCCCGGTCAGCTCGGCGATGGCCCGGACAGACGCGGGACGTCCCGCGTCCCGCTCCTGCTCGAAGCTCTCCACGATCTTGTCGAACTGGGACACCTTCGGCTGGGACACCGGGACAAGCGCTGTCCCGTTCTCCTTCTGGGACACCTTCGGCTGGGACAGCCGGGGGGCCTTGGGACGGGACAGCGTGGGACGCTCCGGCTGTCCCACATCGCTGTCCCGCTCAACCTGTCCCACGACGTTGTCCCGCTGCTCTGGGACAGTGGGACGGGACAGTGGGACAGATTCGAGAAGAACCATCGGGTCGGCCATCCTCGGTCGTCCCTCGAACGGCTTCGCGTTGGCGACGGCGTCGTCGATGATTGAGATCAAAAACGCGGTCGCCATCAGGCCGACCGGACCGATGGAGTGGGCGACGGTCGCCGCGACTGCGGCGGACCGGCCACTGTCCGGCCAGGCTCCCGCGAGGTTCAGGATCACTGAGACGGTGAGCGCACTCCACTCGACGGCGGTCGCCCGCCAGTCGAGGTCGCCGCCCGAAGAGCGCAGAGCCGCCCTGACGACGATGATGCCCGCCACTATCGTGGCAAGGGCTGGCTCGACGAACCAGGCCCCGAGGTCCAGGGATCCCCCCGGGTTCCCGAGAAGGCCGACGACTCCGGCATGGACGCCGAGAGTCGACCAGGAGGCGAACGCGATCAGAACCGGCATGAGAGCCAGAAGGGAATACCGGCGGATCTTCTGGACTCGCAGGGCCCGGTATTCGCCCGAGTTGATCAGGTTGTGCGCAGCCGAGACCCTCGCTCCGGAAACCCGGACCTGCCGGGACAGCTTCGCCAGCCTGTGGGACTCGCGACGGTCGGCCCGGAGTTCCTTGCGCTCCTGCCGGACACTGGTCCGCTCGTCGTCGAGCCCGGCCAGCGCGATCTCGTGGCTCTGCCGGGAACGGCGGGTCTCAAGCTCCCGCGTACGAACCAGGGGGGCGCTCTCGTCGTCGATGGGGGCTTTCCAGATCTTCCAGTTCATGATCGCTTCCTCTCTTCGATCGGAAGCGGGTCCCGATCTTCTCTTCCGGTTCCTGAAACTTCCCGATCTTGCCACTTACGATTATACCACCAAAATATACAGGCGTCCTCTCTACGTCGTGTCGGGGATGGTAACGCTTTGGGTAAGAAACCACTACCCATCAGGGATGGACCGCTTGAATCTTGCGATCACGTCCGGGGCGCACTCCGACGTCCATCCCGGGAGTTCCTCGGCGAGATCGTCGAGAACCCCGTCAAAGATCGCCAGCACGTCCCAGTACATCCCCTGGCAGTCGACGCACCCATTTCCCACGAGCAGGCTTTCGTCGTGTGTGCAGCGGCTCTGAATGATGTTCGAGATTTCCTGTCGCCAGTCCTTCATGTTCTTCCTCTCTCGCGGACCTATAAGACGAGAGCGCCCGGCCGGGGAAGCCGAGCGCTCTCTACCGGCGGGGGAACCGGATTCTGACATGATCGTACCCGTGAGGGCCCTCATGACGCCTCGGGAAG